TTATATTTTGTAATTTGAATATACTATTTTCACAAAATATAAAGAGTTCATTACGGAAACTTTTTATACCTACTACTTGGTCTTCTAGTGTTATTGAGCCTGACCCCGTGCTTGTAAAGTCTGTTGGGTCTAGTGTACCACTATAAAATATACTATTTAAATTATCTTCAACTCCTGCAACAACTAAATGTTTGTCGTGAATAGCTGCATGAGTTGCAAACTTTGTTCCTGTTACAGTTATCTCTCCTGCAAAGAAAGTTCTACCTGTAAAAGAACCTGTTCCTTCCATTCTAAAGAAGTAAGGCTTATTAGCTCCATCACATATTACTAATAAACCATAATCAAATGTAGCACCTTCAAAGATTGCAAAATTTATTTGACCTTGAGAAGTTCTAGTTAGTGTGCTACGACCTGTAAAAGCAGTATGATTATCACCACTTCCAGAAACTGAACTTCTACTTATATTGGTCCAACTTGTGCCATCTTGACTAAAAAATATTCCTGTACCTGCACAAGCTACAACTCCATCACCATAAGGTATAACTCCTAAGATATTAGTTGCACCACCTGTAGGTTGAGCTGAACTTCCTCCACCAAACTTTGAAAAACCATTGATACGTCTATATCCACCCTCAATAGAGACTTCAAAGTTTTTTAATTCAGTAGCTACTCCTGGAGTTTTAAGTAAGTCTATCTGATTAGATGCTGTTACTAATCCTCCATCACAAGCTACTGTGTAAGGTTGAGAACGTGCCATTTACTTTTAATTAGGACCTGCTTGTGGCATTTCTCCATTTTTATAAACTGGTTGTCCACCCTCATTTAATTGTATTCTTGAACCAGCTTTTTGTAAAGCTGCTCCTAGTCTTTTAGCACCAACTGCTGAAGCTGCTTTTCCAGCTAATCTTGCTTTTGCTCTTGGTACTGCTGTTTTTACATTAATAGCTGTTTCAGCTACTCCTTTCATTATATCTACTAAAGGCATAATTATCTCCTATATTAATTTAAAAATATCTTCTATCGTCTGTCATTACTCTAGGTGTAGGATTAATTAAACTTGACTTCATTAGTTTTACCTTTTTTATAATCCTCTAAAGCAAATGCTGCTTGTTGTGGGCTTTCTTTAAACTGCCACACATAATATCTAACTCTTGCTGTTATTACATTACTGTATTGCTCTGGAAATACTATTGTATCATCGTGAGCTGAGAGTTTTGTTGGTCTATCAAATGCATAAAAATGCACATTATAAACTTTGTCCGGTATTGGACTTAATCCAAATTTTCTACTATCAGGAGATTTAATAACAAACTGTGGCTCACCATAAGCTTGAGCATCAGCATCATCTATATTCTCACTATCTCTATAATTGTTTCTCCAGTCTGATAAGTTTAAAAAACGTAATCCTCTAGAAACAAAAGGAGCTGATTCTCCAGAAACATTGATAGTAGTTAAGTAAAAATCATCCCAGTCTACCGAAGCGTAATCATCGGCTACACTAGAACTTGCTGCCTTTAATTCATACCATCTTTGTCCAGCTACAGTTGCGACAGTTACATTCCCATAAAAAGGGTCTGTTGCTCCACTTTCACCAGTTGCAAAGAAAGGTAATTGAGGTTCTTCATTTGCAACATCAAATATAGATTTATTTATAGCATCTTTGACGAACTGCTGAAACCCAACAGCACTTGAAAAGTTAGCTGATGTTAAAGGTATTTCGTTGAGTTCTCTAAGAATCTCATTTGTTAAATCTAAATATGTTGTTGCCATTATTTTTTATGAACCTTTTGTATTTCAAAGTTTGCAGTTTTACTAGCTCCCTTATGAGGTTTGTAACCTCCACGTGGGTCTTTCATCAGTTTAAAAGACTTACCAGACTTCATCCAATGATACCCTTTTGGTGCTGAAACTTTCATTTATGATTTAGGTGCTTTTGGCATAGCTGATGCAACTCCACCTTCAAACATACCATATCTAGGCATTTTACCTTTTTTCATAGGTGTTCTACCATACATCATAGGTGTTCTTTTCTTTTTTTTCATTTTTTCGTTTGGTTTATGTCCTGCCATTATTTTTTTCCCTTTTCTTCTTCGTATTTAAATTTCATTGTGTTGTAACCCACCATTTCTTTACATACTTTTTCTTTTTCTTCGATAGTATTATAATATGAAATGTTGCCACTAGGCTTTGGATTACCCGTTAGTTGTTGTTCGTTGTGTTTCATAATTGTCCTTAAAAAGTGGAGGAGTCCGAAGACTCCCCCGTATTGATATTAATCAACAGTATAGAAAGCTGAAACTAATGCTTCAGGTCTTAATACTTTAGCACCATATACGTGCAATCCTCTAACAATATCACCGAAAGAACTAGGGTCTCTTAGGACCTCAGTTGAGATGATAGTTTGAGCAGTTGCAGTAGATGAAATGTGCCCAGCCATAATCTTACCAGTACAAGTAGATGTAGCAGCAATATTATTAGACTTATACATATCAAAACCACGAAGTTTACCACTAGAAACCAACCCGTTTCTTATTGACCCTTGACCTGCGTTAAAGTCTACTGACAATAACTTAGAACCAGACTGTGCAAGTTCGTTGTAGAATGAAGGAGGGGCTACAAACCATCTACCTTCTTCTGGTACGCTTTGCTCATCTAGTAATTTAGCCATAAATGACATTACATCTAGTGGGTCTGTTCCAGTACCATCAGAACCTGTTAGGTCGATAGCATTAGAACCACCTTGATGTTGTCCCATTGTTTGTGTAGCTGCAGCAGCATCTGCACCTAAAACATGGTCAGGGCTTGAAGTTGAAACTCCACTAAACATTGAAGCGATAACAGCAGCATCATATGAATCTCTCAACGCATAAGCAGCAGATGAGGTTGCAACTTCTTTGAAGTTTACATGAGACATATTTGTTTCAATATCATCAACGATGAATTTGAAAGCTTTTGCACTATCGACAACAAGTGAAATTTCTTGGTCGGTTAACTTTGTGGAAGTAGTGTCAGAACCTCTTGTGTAATCTTCAACTGAGATTACAGGCTCTTTAATAATTCTAACTGAGTCTCCAAAAGCAGATATTTCACCAGCATAGTCGGTGTTAGTAATAGCTTCCACTACAGATGCCTTCCTAAAAAAGTTTAAAACTTTCTTGGAATATATCTTAGGTAGGAAGAAACTATTGGTTTGTCCACTTACAGAGTTACCAAAGTTAGCATTAGTATCAGGACTTGGTTCAAAAAACTGAGCCATGATTGTACTCCTTTATAAGTTAATAGTTACTTTACGATTCTGCCTTGAATCATGGCTTCGCTGATTTCGGCTTCATGCCTATCAAACTCATCCATACTCATAGCAGCAATCTCCGTTTCAGACCATATTTTCTCTTGCTTTGGTTCAACAGTTGTTGTTTTAGTCGATACCATATCAGCAGCAGATTTTTTGGTCTGTTTAGAATTTGACTTTTCCTTTTGAGGAACATCTATGCCAAAATCTTTTTTAAATAAATCTAAAGCACGGGAAGCTAAGTCAGCATCATCGGCATTTTTGTATATCCAATCTTGGATAGACTTAGGCTGTTCTTTTGCCCAACTATGAAAATCATCGCTATTGCGAATATCATCAAAGTCAGGATGCCTATCAGTTAACCTTTTTTCTGCTTCTATTCGTAAAATTTCTTGCTCACGTTCTTGTAACTTTTGTAATCTTTCTTCTAAAACTTTTGCTTTAGATTCTGATTGCATATGAGCAACAGTTTCTACTACTTCATAAACATCAGGATACTCTGTTTTAAATTGTTCAAGTTCTTCTTCTGTTTTAGGAGCTGTATATTCAGTTTTATTTCTAGTAACTTCTTCAAGTAACTCCTGTTCTCTAGATTTAAACTCATTCAATTTAGAGTCATAATGTTTTTTCAAATCATCATATCGCTTTTTATAATCAGGTTTCTTATAAGGTTGGTCCGAAGTAACTTCTAGACTTTCATTATCGAGTTCCTTTGGGTCTATCTCAGTTTTAACACTTTGATTACTCTTCGGTGTTATCTTCTGAAAAAATAAACCATCATCAGCAGATATAAATTCTTTGTCTTCTACATCCGTATGCCAAGATTTTTTCATATTATAAGGATTGGCTTGTTCCTCTTTTTGGACTTGTTCAGTCATATTCTCCTCCTACTCAGGGCTTCGTTTAACAAGGTAGCTATATGTGCACTATAGGGCTTGTCTTGTAAAGGTCGCCTTTCAAAAGTTAATTTTAATAAAGTGCCTAATATTTTAGGGTAGCTCTATCTCGTATTTTAGCTTCTGACGTGACGTTGCGTAGGGTCAAGCATCATATTGGATTTAATACTTTTAGATATTTCATCCTCATCTTCTATCATCCTACTTGGTGAATCTACAGTTTCTTTAACAACTCTGATTTCCTGCCTAGCAGGTTCTTGGTCAGGTTCTAAAGTTACCATTTCTTCTTCAACGTCTCCACCATGTTGCATTCCTTGTCTTTCGTCTGCTCTCATTTCTGCTTCTTTCATCATTGCCATTAAATTATCAGCTCCGATTTCTTCCACAGATTTTGCAGTAAAGACAAATTCTCCATCAGATAACCTTGCAGGTATACTGTCAGAGACTCCTGAACCCGGTCCTTCAAC